CTTTGTTGACGGCACGATTACGATATTCTTTAGTAGGAAATGTAACTAGTATACCATTTTTATTATAAGCCTGTCTTTCAGGAAATCTACCGGCTTCAAATAACTTAGCGGTTTTTTCGGCTACTGTCTCTATGTCTAATCCTAGTTTTTCTAGGTATTCTTGTAAAATAAAAACGTGATCTGGATTATTTATCTCAAATACTCCGTTTTTGATTCGATTATCGCAACAAATATCGTTTATTATAGATTCGACCTTCATCTATAATAAATATAATCACATAATCACTTGTTGTAATTCTTGGTAATTATTGCCAAAATATGTTTTTACTTTAAATTTCTTGTTTTTGACAATCTGTATAATATCTTCTATTACTGATTTACCACAAGACTTGTTGATATCAAACAATATACTGTCGTACGTATATAGAATAGGTTTAATTTCTTTGTCTATAACGTATTCGTTTACATTCTTTAAGCTATTGATACCATATTCAGTTTCAGCCGATTGAATTATGTAACTAAATAACTTGTTTTTATTTGCATCTTCAATATGTTTATCTGTGATTTTTCGTTTATAAATAGGCGTAGTTACATAACCCTTTTTAACAAACGAATTCCAATATTGGTCTTTTAACTTATCAATCTTTTCGAAGTATGGTATTTTTAAGTAGACAGGTTTAATTTCACCATACAGATTTACCATAGTCAATTTCTTACTTTTGCTTAAGAATTCCGAATCGACCTCTGAAATATTAAAATATTGTTTAGCAAGATGTTCATATATTGTCTCATTGTCTGGTACAGTATAACCTATTAAATTAGATACAATATATGGATGAAATCCTGTAAAATCTATCATGAACAAAAATCCGTCAGATCCATATCTGCTTACAAAAGCACTTCTACAACCATTTTCTTTGTTCAAAGCCGCATAATTCACACCGTCAAATCGATTGCTTGGTCTACCAGTAGGATTGTATATATAATATTCACTATAAACAAATCCATCATATACCTTTGAATCAAAATGTTGTTTAAAAACAGCTTCATCTACTTTCAAACCGTTTCTTTCAACCTCATATAAGGTATTTGAAATTACATCATTGAAAAATTTAAAACAATATGATTGTGTGTCTCCATTAAATTTACTTCGGTACAACTTTACTTCTTTGTCAAAAATAAGTTGATGAATCGATAACGGAATAATTTTGTTAAAGTTATTCAAACTTTGATTTCTATAAAACAAAACATCATATTGATGACAACTAATATCATCATTTAATTCATTTTTTTCAATAAAATCAAACAAATTTACATCAATTAATTTATGATTTTTAAGAAAAAAACTATAAGATTTTTTATTATTTACATAAATTTTTGACTGTTTTATTCCTTCTACAAAGGTTTTAAAATCACAATTTAAACATAAATCTGGATGACAAAAGTTATAAGTTTTTGTATTTTTTGTATCAATATCATAAACCAATGCCGCAATAACTTTGCTTTTTGCAACATGATTATTCACACTGTCTAATACAAATTTAAGATATATGTTACGATAGTTGTCCACATATATACTCTAAAACAATTTTTTAAAAAGTCAATATCCTAAATAATATTGTAACGGATTTTTTAAATAATCTTCAAGTAGAGGTATAGTTTTACTTCCTATTTTAATTTGTTTCGTATTATATTCAGTGACACCGGGTGTTTGTAATACATTATTTATATAAACACTGTTTGCAGGTCCACTTAGTTTCCACTTAATTTTTACTTTTTTGTATATAACATCAACAATTAAATCATAGTTGTCTTGTAAAACCTCATACATTGTATTGTTTGTAACTCGGTATACAAAATATCTATCAATAAATATTTTTTCATACATTTCTTTGGTAATTTTCAAAGCGGTTGGTACAGGTTCTATAGGATTGAAACTTCCAACCTTTAATTTTTGCTTAATTGAATCTGATGTATTTAAAATCATACAGTTATGTATTCTATGTTTTCTCCGGCTATACATCTTGGCAAAGCAGTTATTGCAGTTTCCCACATTCCACTTTGTACAATATGATTCACTTCAGTAATCATAAAAATTATGTTTCCAGGTAAATACGGTCTTGGTAAATTACTTATAGAAAAATGTTGATACATTTCAAATCCATAAATTCCTTCTAACGTCACAGTTAAAACTAAATTTGGATTTACCTGACTATATATGTTAAAGTTATTATCAATATCTTTGTCTGTCAATATAGCGGTCAATAAATTACTATTTACTTGATTTAATGCTAAGGCTTTGAAATTATACAAATACGTCTTACCTTCATCTGGTGGTGGTAAACCGGCCGCAACGTTAAAACCGTTTAAAGGTTTAACATATGTCATAATAGGCACACCCGAATCTCCGAGGTTACTTGCTTGAATTTGTAATTGTGCAGCTGGATTGTTTTGAATTTCCAGTTTCGGTTGAGGTAAGTTAGAATTAGTTCCGGCGGGATTTTGTTTACGTGTAATCTCAAATAAACGGTCACCGTATCTTAATGGAACTAAAGTATCAATACTAGATTGCGTATCTGTATCTGTAGGATCTTGGTTTAGGTTACCACCAAATATAATTTGATTTGTTTGTTCATCTACTAAACTTGTATTAAAACTTATTTGTTTAAATAAACCTTTACTATTACCTATATCGAACATGTAGATTTGTTGTATATTATCTTTATTACCAAAGTTTTTATCTACAATTTGTAACTTGTTATCACCCATAGTAATATCAAGTTCCCAATAATTATTTACAGCTGAATTTATACGTGGTAAAATAAAAGTTAATAGTTCTTTTACAGTTGTTATCGAAGATTCATTACATGCTTGTATAAGCAAATCAGTTGAAACATATAAATGTTTCAAAAATCCATAAGTGTGAGCTGCATATATGCTTCCCTTTCCATTTGAATTTTTTCTAAATTGAACGTCTTTGATTTGTGGAAAAGCACATGAACCAATAGTTTTATCGATTAATTTCGGTTTGCCGTCTTCGGTTCCCTCATCATCATATCCTTTTGTCTTCGAATTATTAGCATATAGTCCATAAAATAATCTATTTATCACGACATCATGATCATCTCTATAAATTCCATCTTGTTTAAATATTTTTTGAGCCTTTAAAAATGGTTTTTCGAAATGTGATCCTTTTATTTCATCCTCTATATAAGTCCAGTCCGATGTTTGTTTTGTAAACGCATCATCTGCGTAATCGGATGTTAAGAAACCATTTATACTACCTTTGTTGAATTTCGGCGCGAATCTATTTGGTATAAGTAAAACATCGGAATTACATGATATCAGATTTACATGTGCGGCTATTGGATTGGAATCGGCGTCGATACCATTGAATACTATACTTTTGTTATCTTCAAAAAAGAAGTTTAATATTTCAAAAAATAAATCAAATTGTATGTAAATTATGTTTTGATTGCCGGAATCAAAATCTTTATCAAATATTTTTGTATATTGATTATCTAAAGTTGTTAACGGCCATAAATGATTACCATCAATATTTGGTTTTCTTCCTAAAAATATTCTATCTTCAGTTTGTCCTCTATAAAAGTTAAGAGGTAATTCTTTGTTACTACCAATTAGAAATGTTTGTAGATCTGTTTCTTGTTGAGCATTTAATCTTTTACTAGTTGTATTGCCTTGCGCGTTTTGTGTTGAAATTAAATTTTGATTCCGAGTTATTTGAGACAGATATGTAATTAGGTTTTGTCCACCTCCTTCATGTGTTATACAACCTTCTAAACTCTGTAGTACATAAGTTAAAAACGATTTAAATGATGGTGTACATTTTGTCGAATCAGTTGTTTCTGTCTCTACGCTGTTTTTAACGTTTACACCTGCATATAATGCCTGACCGGACATTATGTTTACTCTACAATCGTATTTTAATCCATCCGTTGTATCATATGAATAATTTGTAATTATACCCGTTATTACTCCATAATTACCATTTGAATATGCACTATGAAAATACGTTTTTTCACGTCCGCCTGGTATGAAGAAAGACAATGTACCATTTTCAGCTTGAATTGAATCTGTACTTATATCAATTAAAGATTTTTGATTAAAAATGTGATATCCAAATTCCAATAAAGTAGAAATACCGGGTGTAAAAAAGAATGGTGTTAAAAATTCTAGTTGAGCTAATGAATAACAAATTATGTTCACTTCAGCTTCAAGTATCAATTCACCGTTTTGTTTTATGCTTATACCTGTTATACCGGGTTGTGGTAAAAGTGTTGGTGAATCACTTAGTTGTGGAAATTTATAAGTAACACCGCCAGACGTTGTTTGTGTTTGTTTCCACGATCCATCTAAATAACTTTTTAAATTTAATTTATAAGGCTTGCCATCAACATCATAACCTATAACAGGTTCTGTTTTACTAAAAGTCTTTGTATCTATACCGTATGAGGTATAAAAACCATCTCCTCCTTGTAATACAAAACCATTTGCACCACCATCTTTGCTATAAGGTTCCAATAATGGTGTAAGTGGCACTAAAGCATTGTTTACAGGTTTAGCGTTTCCATTCGAAGTAAATCTTACCCATGTACGTAATGGGCCTTTATAGTTGTCGAAATTTCCATTCAACATTTCGGTACCGTTGGTTGGATAATTTAATCCATAATTCTTGGATCTACGTCTTATTTCTTTTATAAGATAATCGGGTATAGCTTGAATTTCCCACCATGCATATTTTCTATATTCAGCCATAACTTAATTTAATCTTTGTAATTCTTGCATTATTGGAGTTAAATCTGTAGGAATTCTTAGTACCTTGCCAGCAGGAATCGATAGTTTACCTTTTCCCAAATTATTAGCATTTGCTATAATCCACCAAAAACTTTCGTTGTTATAGTATTTTTTTGCTAAACTGTCAAGATAATCATTGTCGCTGGCAACAACATAAATATCGCTGTCACGTACGGGTATCACAGGATAAAAAGTAGTTTTATATACTTTTGCACCATCGAATCTTTTGGTTATATCTGTAAATGAATATCTCATATTATCGTACCTCCATCATATCAACTTCCGTTGTTCTTGTTTATGCTGCTTGTGCTTTTGCTGGAGTTGTATCAATTCGTATTGCTTCACTAAATGTGGCCGGATCACCCATAGGTCTATCATCTAAAACTGGAGCATCGCCAAAGTTATTTCTACCTGCTTGTGGTTTGTCTTTTTCTATCAAATTCATGTTAACACTCAAATCACATTCTCTTGGAAATTGTGCATATTTTCTTTTGCTGTCTTCCCATTTGAATGTTTGTGCTCCATAAAACCAATCATTATCTTTTGCGTATTCTTCCGTTAATATTTCCCAAGAAGCATCATCAGGTATTGTTGTGGTAACACTTGTAATAAATACAGGTTGTTTTTTGTATAAATCTCCAATAGTAATTAACACCATCGGAGGAACGATGAATTTACCAACTGTGGTATAATTAGCGGGTTTTGTTAGTGTTGTCAAGTAATTGATACGTTTCCACATAGGTAATAATTCTTTGATACTATGTGCTACAACTTTAAAACTGAAATTGAGTGTACGTGTAAAATTTCTGTAGTAGTATAGTGAATCAGCACGACCAATATATTCAAGTGAATCGTAATTTGCGGTATTATTTTCACTAATACCTGTTACTGTTGCAGAAAAAGGTATATATTTGTTATTTACTAAATCATGAAAGTAAAACTTGATTAAATCAGGACCAATTACACCTTGTGGTGTTTGTTCGGAATATTCTTTCTTAAATTGTTCTTCGTCATGTATTACACTTAAACTGTTAACATAATCAACACCATTTGTTGGTCTTATCTTTCTGACTTGATCATCTGCGCCAAATTTTTTGCCACTCAATCTTGACAGTTTAACAACTTTATCACTGGTATCGTCAGGTTTTGTCCATCTTTGAGCATAACCGTTTTCAACTTTACCACTAGCATCTATCTTTAGTTTTGTAATATAATTGAATCCGATTTTATCTTTTTTGCTCAAATCAAATTGTTGTGGAAATAAAAATTCTTTGTTTTTAACTTTATAACCAGCACTCTCAATATTTGACTTGAATTGATTTTGTACATTTTCAAAGTCTTTGTTTTCTATTTGTTCCGGATCGGCGAAAAGATCAGAAAAGTCTTTAGGATTTTCAGTTAATAACTTATAATTGAATAATTGATCACTGTTTTCTAAGTCTCTATTATCTGTGATACTGATCATCGAACTATATGTCAATTCGTCTTCTTGTGCACTAAGTTTTTTTGTTTGTATTTTAACATTATTACCTCTACCGTTGGTTCTAAAGGCAGATTCATTAGTTTGTTTATATGTTGGACTATGATTCCATTTACGACTAGTAATTTGTGATCTATTGAAATTAGGTGGATTGTCCGACTTTTTGTACCATCGTTGATTGACTGCACCGGAGTAATTTGCTTTTGTACCTAAACCTAATGCACTTTTAAAAACACTTTTTAATAAACCACCTATACCACCAGATGGACCCTTTGCAGGCGATGAAGATGAAAATAATCCGCCTGCGTTTAAGTAGTAATCATATGTTTTTTCATCCGCACGATAATTTGACTTCCACGGTTGTTTAGGCGGAATAATACCACCAAGTATTGTTTTGTTTAATAATGATTTACCAACACTGCTCAATAATTTTTTAAAAAAACCACCTTTACCTCCAGATGGTACTAATTTACTATATCTAGGAGCATTATATGCATTGGTTGCAGTTTGTCCCCTTAACAAGTCTCTTACATCTGGTCTTGCTAATTGTGTTACAACTTGGTCTGATCTATCTCCGCCGCCAATCATTGATGTAAAGGTAGCTAAACCAAATCCTCCACTAGCTTTACTTGCAACACTACTACGTGGTGGAGCTGGTACGGGAGGACCACCTCCACCAAATAAACCACCGATAGTTCTTAGTGTACTGCCTAAACCCGTGCCACCTAACAATCCGCCTATTATGTTGCTAGTATCTAAGTGTCTAGTTGGTCTGTCTACCAAACCAAATGTAGCTAAACGTAATGCGGATATAATCGGAGACGCTGGATTATAAACTTTTGTTTCATCAAATGGTTGAAAACCTTGGAGTACTAGTTGTTTTAATATAAAATTTCTACCCGATGTACTTCCTAAAAATCGAGTTATTCTGCCGGCATCTCTACGTGATGCTTCTGTTCTTGTTCTTAATTTATTACGTTGACCATCTTCTATGTTTCTATATCTAAAATTTGTTGATACTGGACCTTTTAGATAACTGTCTCCAATATATTTAGCGTTTTGTGAATATAATACAGTAGTATTGTTTCTGACTAGAAAAAGTTCTTGTATTTCGCCTGGTCTACGAGATTCGATAAAACGAGAACCACCTGGTAATGTTAAACGTTTGCCTATAACATCAGATAAAGTGGTCGTTTGAGTACCACCATTACCAAGTGTATTATAAAAATTACTATTTGCCATTAATTATAAATATTAAGTTAATTTATTTGTGGCATCACTGACACCTGATTTTTATTACCACGACTCGACGCTACTGAACTATTTTGTTGGAATCTACTATATTCAACTTGTACAACATTTTGTGGTAAATTAGCTAGTTTTTCTCCGAATTTTTCTACAAGGCCATTAATTGCAGATTGTTGGTCGGGAGTTAATTCACCACTTGTACTTAAACCTACCATCTTACGTGCTTTCTTTTCAGACAATTTATTTTCCATTTCTTTAATTTTTTTCTCATGTTCTTCTCGTTCCAAATCCATTGCGTGTAAACCACTCAATCTACGAGTTAGTGATGGTCCGCCTGTTATTGATTTTTCCTCAAGCAGCCGTGTGCCAAGACCGTATTTTTCTTCTAAATGACCACCTAACATATAACCACCTACAGCGGTACCTACAGCCGCTGTAGCTGCTCCCGCAATTGCAGCTGCACTACCAGCTAAAATTCCGCTAATTGAAGTGCCTAAAAATCCACCTAAACTTGTAAATAAACCTGCAAATACAGGTTTCAATCCAGCAGGTAAAAATCTTGCAATAAAAGTACCAATTTGTTTACCCAACAGTCCTTCAGTCATTGTTTCAGCAACAGTTGAAATTGAATCTGCTGCACTACTTACTCCGGCACAACATTTGTCTTCTCCCTTTTCACCTTTAGTTGCTTCACCAACTGCAGCAGTTATACCACCTTTTATACCACCTTTTCTAAAACCTTTGAATATATTAATACCTTTTTTTCCGTAATCTAATGCTGACTTTGCTGTATCTATTACTGTTTTAACGGGTTGTACAACCGTGGCATTAATAGCGCTACCTATACCTTTTACACCTTTAACCAAAAGATTTATAGATAAAACAGTGCCCGCGATTATACCTGCAAATTTCGTCCAAGGGCCAGGTTGAATCATTCCAAACAACGGTCCTTTACCACCGGCAGATGGTAACAAAAATTTTGCAACTGCTTTTAAAGCGGGTACGATGGTGTCAACCAATCCTTTACCGAGAGCTTGTATTTGTTCTTTATTGTCTGTAAAAAATCGGGTAATACCTACCATTACTCTGTTTATTTGTGGTATTAAGGGTACAACTATTTCAGCTAACATACCAGCAAGTCTTGTGCCTAACATACGTATCTGATTCAAATTCTCTGCTCTCAGTGCATCTTGTTTTGCAGTCTTTTCACCATCAACTAATGATTCTTTACGGATTTTATCAATTTCTTGTAATGTTTTTTTATCCAATTTTCTTCTGTTTTCAATCTTTAACATTTCTTCCGCTGTCAAACCAGTTGCATCGGCTAATGCTTGCATTTGTATAGGATCTAAATCCTTTAATGATTTGCCTGTACGTTTAATGATGTTTAATAATTCACGTTCTACACCAAGTGTGTCTTTATTAAAAGCAGCCCGACGTAATCCTTGTAGATTCAAATTTTTACCCAATAATACACTTGCCTTTAATTCAGCTTGTATACTACTTTGAAACTGTAATGATTTACTTGAAGCATTTACAAAGCTGTTAAGTGATACACCCAGTAATTTAGCATTTGCAGCAGCTTTCAAAATGTTCGTACCTGACTGACCTGAAAATATTGCTAAATCGCCACTTGCGTCTGCAGCTTCTTTCATCAAATCACCAAGGCCTACGCCCGATGTTTTACTTATCTGTTTAGCGAAAAATATACTTGAAGCAGATGCACTATCAACATCACGACTTACAGCGCCCATATTATCTAAAAAGGCTGCGCTAGTTTCTGTCGATAAACCAAGTTTATTTTCTAATTGTGATAAATCTTCAGCCAATCCACTTGTGAGTGCAACACTTTTACCGAATGTTTTCGTTAATGTGTTTGTCGATTTAACCGCATCTTCTAAAGTCAAGCCATTAGCAGCATTGTTTTTGTATATATTTAAAGTTAACTCGTTTAAGTCACGATTAGCTTGTCTGCTGAAATTTAGTTCTCTGTTTTGCTTTACAATTTCATCATCAATTGCTAGTGCAAAATCTAATATAGTTTTTGTAGCCGTTTGTATTATACCAAAAAGTGAACGTTGTTTTAACAGTTCAAGTACGCCTTTGCCCAAAGCTGATGCAATTTTATCTTGTGATTCATATACAGCCAAAGCAGCAGTATTAAATATTTCTTCCGCATAAATACTACTTTTTAAATAAAAAGCCTGTCTTTTAAATAATGTATTTTGATCTTGAAGTTGCGCTTTTTGAGCTATCAATTTCTGAAGTTTTTCACTGTTTCCTTTTTCTGTTTCTTTTATAATTTCATCAGTCAACGCTTGTAACATTTCTTCTTTTTTATTTTCTATATCTTTTACTTTTTGTATTTTTTCGCTTATACCAAACCCCATTTTTAAAAATGTAATTTCTTTCTCTCTCAAATCGTTCAACTCTTTTTGGTATAGTTTTAATTTTTGAGCCATGTCTAACTGTTGTTCCATAGCAGCGGATGTACGTTGCTCTGAACGGGCCCTCTCCTCCGAATAGTCTGCTACATCGGATGCAGCCTTGACATTTTCTTTTAGTTTTGGTGCTTCGTCTTTCGCCATATCTTATAAATATAACAAAACTAGAATTACCAGCCTGGTTTTATTTTACCTATGCTTTTTTTGATATTTGTAGGATTAGCTGCCTTATCTTCTGCTTGACTTTCTTTATTCTTCGTTTCTAACAATTTCTTTAGATAATAATTACGCAAAAATACAGGCATATCATAAGCATCATAAAATGATACAGCACCTTCTGAGTTATAGGAAATCAAAAATAGAGTGTCGTATATTACGAGTCTATCTTCAGGTCGAAGGCCAAAAAAATTCAGCCGTCAACGGCACCTCCAGTCTGTCCTCATGACTACAACTGTTACATTGAAAGTCAAACTTGAGTTCTACATCGGGTGATACTTTTTTGATAAATCTGCGTAATTCCAAACTGTCTCTAGATAGTAGTTCTTTATCAACAAATGATCGTATATAACCTCTGTCTGGATTGTCGTCAACTGATACTATATGATATTTCAAGCGTGTACTCAGTTCAGGTACATTGTCTGCTGATATCTTCTTTAACGCTTTAAGTTCATTTTCAATCTCAGTTTCATCTCTATGAGTCAATAACTTGATTGTAACAACACGTTTTGAAAATGGTAATGTACATTCGAATGCATTATTGTTTTTTGGTCTATTTTCGTCGGGTATATTTACATTTACTAGTTTTGAAATATCAAAGTTATGTTGACTGTCTTCACCACATTTTGGACATTTATATTTAAATGGTCCATAATTGTCACCATAAGCTAATCGTCTACAGGCTATAATCAAAGCACTTTTATCGGCACTAATTAGATCGTTTAACTTGACATCCTTTTCAACAATCAACGATTCCAATAATTTGTCTAAAGCGTTACCTCTACGAATGTTATTAGCATTTGTAAGAATATCCTCTTCTCTAGCGGTCATATACTTAAGTTCTACTTTACCGTTACTAAGGGGGTGATTTGTTGGATAAACACACCCTTCTGATGGTAGATCTATTTGTTCAGAAGGAAATTTGCTTACAGTTGGTTGATTATTGTTGTTTCGTTGGATGTAAATCTCGTCACTCATAACTTGTGTTTATACATATAACATTATTATAGTTTTTTGATTATTTTATTTTTAATGTATCAATTGCTTTTGTTAATTTTTCAAGACGGGTTTGTAACTCTTGAATTTTAACATTCTTTTTCTTTTGTTCGGTAAACGATACATCTATCGAAGGATAAGTAGATGAAGAATCTTCTTCGCCGGTAACATATTCATGAACTTTATCTTTGATTTTAGCATTCATAAGTTCACGTTTAAGTGACTTTACTTTTTCATTGACCAAGTTTTTTAATAGTTCTTTCTTTTCTTTTGGTAATTTTTCGAATCTTTCTTTAATATTCATATTGGTTAGTATTTTATAAATTTGTTTAACTACTGGAAGACTTATGTTAGGATAGTTCGTTTTAAAGTTTTCAAAGTTTTTATCAGCTATATCTTGTCTAAGTGTACTAGCACTGATACTTCGACCATTTTTATCATCATTTCTGCCCAGATAAATAGCAGGAACGTCGTCTGTCATGTCAACAACTTGAATACCTGTTGGTGCAGTAGCACCATCTTTTGTTGGTTTGGTTTTGTAACGTTCTACAGCTAATGCAAATATTTTACTTCTTTTTGCATCTTCTAAACTTTTTGCACTTGCACCTAAAGCTATAGTTTCCACACTGTTTTTTGGTAGATTAAATACATAACCAAACGCCGAATTCATAGGGCTGTCGTTGTCTACAGACTGTACCTGTACCTTTGGATTTTTTTTCAACAAATTCCAAATTGCTAAACTTTGTTGTAAACCTATGCCGTTACGTTCGCTTGGTCCAACCATAACTATTACTTTGGACACATCAGGTCTACTAGCAAATTTGTTGGCAAGACCCAAGTGTCCTGCATGTGGTGGTTTAAATCCGCCTGGTAACAATACGACTACTTGATTCATTATTTATAAATATATTGTAAATAAAAAATCCTCACTAGTTTTGCTAGTGAGGATATTATAATTAATCCATTCAAAATTAATATTGGAGAATACAATAGTCTGGTTGGACCGTCAAACTTACTGTCAAAGCGTCCCCGTCGTTAGACCAGTCGAGATCACCAAATGTAGCTTCGGTAATAAAAGCACCACGTAGTGTCCATTCTTCTACTTTGTCACCCACTGGTCCTACTACGTTAATAGTTATATCTTTTTTATAGAAATCACTATAACCATCACGGCCTGTTACAGATTCGTGTCCTAGACGAATCCATTCCATTACAGCTTGTGCACCAGATGGTACGATTGGGTCATACAATTCCATACTGACTGGACCCCAAGTAGTTTTACCTTTGTAGTAAGTCTTGATGTTAATGTGATCCAATTCTTTAGCTTGTTGTGTAATTGATGGGCGGCTGCATTTTTTGATAATAAATGATGGAATACCATCACACAATAGAATAAATCTATTTTGAACTTTTGGTTCAAAACTTGTATAAAAAATTTCTGTAGGATTAAGTAGCTCTGCCATAAATTATGTTCCTTATGTTATAATAATAAATATAAATACTGCCGATTATTATACTATTTTTTTAAGTTTATTATTAAACTGTTATGCTTAATTTTGTGTCTATTGCGGCGTTCATTGAATCATACAATTTTTTCATGTCGTTTCGTCTACGTAAAAGTTTATAAACTATGTTTGGTATGCTGAATTCTCCATGAGTTGCCAATCCGTCATTACGATAATCAGTAATTTTCTTTGTTAGATCCTTCATTATATTTGGATTTTTTGTGGATATGGCGGCCTCTATTTGTGCTTTATAGTCTCTATAAATTTTAAGTATTTCATTTTTATCCAAATTAACCCCTTCAAAGTCAGGTTCTTTTATCCATGTATTTTTAAGAATTGAATAGATACCATGACTTCTATTTGGATGATTTATATCTTGTATATAAACTTCGACTTCGTGATTGTTGATTTTGATGTTGTGTTTTTCGTTCCATGACGTACGTAATACATTAACGTAGTTTTTGACTAGATTTGTATCTGTATTTATTTGTTTAAAGTCCGATACAATGTGTAGATCTATATTTTTAGTACTTGTCCAGTTGTAACCCGCACTAGATCCCACCATTATAATATCAACAATAGGTGATTGTAATTCTGTTTCTTTATAGAAATATTTTGCGTGTTGTAAAAGCTTTTGCTGAATTTCTGATTTTAAAACTTTACCATTCCAAAATTCTGGATTTAATGTAGTATTTTCAATATACCATCTTTTTTCTAAATTTGGTATTTGTTTCAATTGTTCTATAGTATCTTTTGCATTTTTATGTAATACACCAATACCGCCCGCTTTTCTAAAATTGTTAATATTATCAATATCATCATCAATTAATATACTATTATTATTTGCGTAATCTGCCTTGTATTTTTTATTGCTTACAATTATTGCCTTAAAAGGTATGTTGTTATTCTTTAACCAAATTTTTTTGCCAACCTGAGCATATTCAGTTGGTCCGCTACTCAATATTATAGCTGGATAATCTTTTAAATAATCTACAATTTGTTTGCCATCAGGCAACCATTCCAATTGTGAATAAAAACGTTCACCAACCGAATCTACCAAGTCATAATATGCTTTTTCGCCATAACGTTGTTTATAATCTTCAGAATCTATTCCATTGCTCAATTGTTTAAACTTACCTACCCAGTCAGTAAGCACACCATCCATATCTAAATAAATTGTATAAGATTTCATTAATAATAAATATAAGCAGACTGCTTGTTGTGCTTATATGCTTTTTTATAAACAAATGCTATTAATAATAATATTGATTAGCGGCTTAAAGCATTTATACTTTATATAAAACAAATGTCAAGCAGTTTCTTTTCAAAACCAACACTGGGATCAATTTTTATTTTGCCAAAGTTAAATCTTTCGTTAAACTCTTCAAGTATATCTTGTGCGTAACTATCTTCGTTTTCAACGTACTGATAATCTTTAACATGCGCTAATAAGTTGTCATTAAATTCAACGTATTTCACATTTTATAAATATAATACAGCGATTCGTAGATTCTATATATAACTGAATAATATGAGTGAACCAATAAAATTTTCTGAAGAAGAAATAAAATCAATAGTTGAACTACAAGATGAGTATCAACAAAAAATCTTTGAACTCGGTCAAATTAGACTTGAATTGATTGATATTGACCGTCAAAAAAAATCTCTTGAAGAAAAAGAAAAAGAAATAATAAACGAATGGGAAAAGTGTCTCAAAAAAGAAAACGATCTGGTAAACGCTTTAAGCGTAAAATATGGCGACGGTAAATTAAATCTAAAAGACGGTACATTTACGCCTATTAAATAAATTTATTTATGTTCACGTTCGATGTTAATAAATTTAAAATTAACACAAATAAACCAATCGTCGAACCACTGTCGGTTAATACACCTATAAGTGATTTTAAGAAAAATAACAAAATTACTATATGTTTTATCGGAAAACATGTACATTCTCTCATTGATAAAACAGTTACAGATAACGTTGTCGCTAACGATTTTGACATAATAAATCTAAAAAACGATACAACTATATATGACATAATAAAAAGTCATAATCCTCATGTTTTTGTTACTTTCGGTTCTTGGACCGAATACAAAACACTGTGTAACGTTCCTTACGACTTACGAAAACGGTGGATCAACATCAAAGATAACATTGACGATAAAAAACTAATAGAAGAAATTCTCAATTGTTACACAACAAATATACTGGATGTTAAAAGTGATTATCCACTTATTTCAGTGTTTACATGTGCATATAATACCAAGGAAAAAATAACAAGACCGTTCGCTTCATTACAAAATCAAACATATAAAAATTGGGAATGGATTATAGTAGACGATTCAGATGACAACACAACATACGAACTGTTAAATGCAATATCAAAATTAGATCATCGGGTCAAAGTATTTAAACCAAATCAACACAATGGTTCAATCGGTCAATTGAAAAAATGGGCAGCAGGTTTATCTAACGGCGAAATATTGGTTGAATTAGACCACGATGATGAATTGACGAATAAAGCGCTGGATTATATTAATAAATCATTCAAAAAATACGAAGATGTAGGCTTCGTGTACTCCAATTTCAGCGAAATATACGAAGAAGATAATAAACCTGTAATTTATCAACAAAATTGGGGATTAGGATATGGATCTATTTATAAAGAAAATTATAAAAATATAGATCATCAAGTTTGTGTGTCTCCAAAACTCAATTGCGTCACAATTCGACATATTGCATGCACACCAAATCACGTAAGAGCTTGGAGAAAAAAAATTTATGATATGGTAGGCGGTCACAATCCAAACATGTTTATATGTGACGATTATGAACTATTATTAAAAACATTTATGGTAACAAAAATTGCGCATTTAAATAGATTTTGTTATATTCAATACAGATGTGCTGATAGATTGAATATAGGAATGACGCGACAAAAAGAAACACACCGTCAATTTGATATGTTATTGTCTGCTTATGATAATGAAATTAATCGCCGTTTAATAGAACTAAACATAAAAGATTTGGCATTTAATACTGGTTTAAAAAAAGATAATCTTCAAACTATATGTAAAAATCAAATAAAAGATTGTAGTATCGAAATTAATGACTTATAATCTGTTTTTTAGTTCAGTAACTTCATTTTCTAAATTTTTAACCTTTTCTTGTAATTCTTCAATGTGAGCTATAGCCTTGCTCATAGCCGACCAAACAGTTGGTACAAATGGCCAATGTTCAATCCATTGATAAATCGGTTCACCCTTTTCATCAACTTGATCTTTTTTACCCTGTACAGCACCTGTTAATCCACTTTCTTGTACTTCGTGAGCTATAAACCCTTCAATAATTTTTTTTGTAGGATCGTTTTTCCAAGTAAATTTCTTAGCATTAACACGTTTAACAATGCCCCATCCATCATCATAGTTTATGATATTGGCTTTCAATCTATAATCGGAAGGTGATCCTTGAGCACCTTGTGCGCCTCTTGGACCTTGTGGACCTTGAGCGCCTTGTGCGCCTCTCGGACCTTGTGGACCTGTACCGCCTGGACCACCTGAACCACCTTGAATGCCTTGAATGCCTTGTGGACCTTGTGGACCTGTACCGCCTGGACCACCTGAACCACCTTGAATGCCTTGAATGCCTTGTGGACCTTGTGGACCT